TCATATTTCACCCTTTTCTTATTATTATTGACATACTCGTTATTTATTTTAAAATAGATTTTAGCCCTCTGGATTCATAATTTTAACGATATAGTCAATTTGTTTTTTATTCAATAATCTAATAGCCTCTCTAGCTTTTTGAGGACTATAATTAAAATATCTCTGTATGCTACTTAGGGTGTCTGATTTTTCTTTCTTGAACCACTTCGTCTTTCTTTTCTCTTTTCGTAACGAATGAAACAAATAGTCATGCTGCATTTTATTATCTAGATGATAATTCATATTCATATCGTTAGCATAGAATATAGAATTAGTAAAATAGGAAAAATGAGTATTAATTATGAAAGGTAGATAATCTTTCTCATTTTCCAGTATATATTTTTTCGCATAAGAAACATCGTTGACTATGTCAAAGGGGTTCATTGATAGAACCCTTCTAACATAACTTCAGAGAAAAACGCCATAAGATTGATTTCTTGATCGGCAACAAAAGCCGACTGATATTGGTATTTACTTATCAAAAGAATAAAAGCAGGTATTTCGTTTGGCTTTAAATATTCTGATGATGTATCATAAAGTTTACGAAATAAGTCATTTACATTAGAATCTAAATTCTCAACAGCCCATTTACGAACTTCTGTTAAGTTTTTCTCTTTAATTAAGTCAATTAAAGATTTGATAGATATTTCTTGGATATTGATAAGAATACCAGTATCAATTTTACCTGTTGCAGAATAACGTTGTAATTCATTAAGAATACGTCGGCAATCCGGAAAATGTTTATTGATTATTTCTGCAACAACTTTAGGATCATACTCAACTTTTTCTGTTTCAAGAATAAACTTAACACGTTTAAAAAATTGAGTTGCTAACTTAGCAATAATCTTCTTTGTGACTTTAAATTCAATTACCGAGCATCTTGAATGAAGGGGCTGAATGATACGGTTAACGAAGTTACATGTAAGGATAAAGCCACAGTTTGAAGAGAATTCCTCCATAAAATTGCGCAAGGCGGGTTGTGTTGAATTGGCGTTGAGATAGTCTGCTTCGTCAAGTATGACATACTTTCTTCCTCCTGATAAAGATACAGATGATGCAAAGTTTAAAATCTCGTTTCTCAATGTATCAATGTTACCATTCATAGAACCATTGATAACAATATAATCACAACCTAACTGTTCAAGCATAGCACGTGCAACTGTTGTTTTACCAACTCCTGCACCACCAGCAAGAATTAGATTAGGAATATTTCTCTGATCTACGAATTGTTGGAATGTTGCTTTAAGATCACAAGGTAAAATAGTATCTTCAATAGTAGTTGGTCTATATTTTTCACACCACAAAAACTGTTCGTTCATTTATTTCTCCATAACAAAAATAAGGGGACCGAAGTCCCCTCAAATCAAAAAGTTGAAGAGGACTCAACGGCTATGAAATATTCTACATTATCATTAAACCACTTAGAAATTCCTTTCGAACAGATCTCAACAGTATAATCTCCAGGAAGAACCTTGATATTCTCAGACTTAAAGATTGCACGGAAAGTCTTATCAGAGCTACCAATTTGGATAGAATATGAATCACCAGAAGGATTCTTAACATCAGATGCTTGGATAAAAACATTAGTTCCATCACCAGAAATATGAATTTCAGGAACAGAAAGAATACCAAGAGCCTTTTCTGCGTCCTTAATATTTTCATTAGTAACTGTGACAGAAACATCAACGCTCGGTAGTTTAATTTCCTTTTCCGGAACCTTAATAATAGTTGCTTCATCCGAATAAGTCAAATGCGCACTTCTATTATTTCCATCAGAAACTGTTAAACTATTATCACTAAATGATACTTCTGGATTTTCATATAAGCTGATAACAGAAATCAACTTGTTTAGATTATACATAGCAAAACGACGTGGAAACGTTGTGTCAACATTTGCCTTTGCTTTGATAGTTTTAGTGCTGGAGATAGTCTCCAGCACATTACCTTCCTTGATAACAATAGAAGGATTAATCGAAGAGAAGTTCTTAAGTACATTCACAGTATTTGTGCTAATTTTCATTATATATTTCCTTTCACTTACTTCTTTTTCTTAACTTTACCGCCCAACTTCGCTGGGTCTGCCGTAGCGGATGCTCCAATAGAAGCAATGTCTGCAAGAGAACCACCAAAGATATAAGTACCAACATGCTGAAGAACCATCCAAGGACAGAACCAAGTCCGCAAACCAATCTCTTGTGCCTTCTGACAGAACCAATAATCTTCTGAAAGATATCGCTTAGACTTTGGATCAACTTCTGCTTGGAAGAACATAAGGATTTCACGTGAACCATCAAAATGCTCCGTTCTTACGTGATCTGGTTTATATGAATACTTATCCTTATAAGCATCAAAAAACTTCTGCATTGCTTCTTTGGCAACCATCATAAAACCTGTTCCGATTTCAAGAACTTCAACTGGTTCTGATAGAGGAATAGAACTCTGATTACCCTTTGGATTAAAGACATAATCACCAACAAACTTTTCAAGAACGTTTGGATCTTCGTCAGCGACACCCTTATCAACAGCATGCTTAATCTTTTCCCAAGAAATACACTTCTTTGGATATGGACCACCAATAATCTCATACTTCTCGTCGTCAGCCTGGAGAGCCATAAGAGCAATAATGTCTTGAGGATTAAATCCAATATCAGAGTCGATAAACATCATGTGTTGCATATTAGAACGCATGAACTCATCGCAACAATAATTTCTAGCACGAGTAATCAAAGACTCATTAAACAAGAAGTAAAACTGTAGAGGAATACCATACTTTGTGCATAGAGCAGAAAGATCAGCCACTGATCTTGCAAACATACCTGCGCACTGTCCTCCATACATTGGAGTTGCAACAAACAATCCTCTTTCTCTTAGTTTTTCAATCGGAATCTTAATTTCCATATTCTATTCGCCTTTCTTATAATGGTCAATATAAAGCATCATTAAAGTATAATGCAAGACTTTTAATAAATCGTTTTTGTTAGTGCCATGTTTTTTACCATAGCGCCAAAGATACTTTATAGCAGTGTTTCTGAAGGTTGGCATTGAATCGCCCAGAGCAAGCCACACATCAAAACATTCTATATTTTGCTCTTCGGTCATATAATGTTGACCGTATGTCTTATCAACATATTTTTTGAAGTCAGCAATAATCTGATCTTCTTTATATTTATACTTAGTATTTATATTTTTTGGTAATGGATCAGTAGAACTAATAGTTACCGTAGATATAGGCGAATCGTTTAAATTTATTGTGTAAACTCCAGTGTTTTTTCTTTCATTAGCAGAATACATATTTTGGTTTGGGTAATCATATATTCTATTATTTAAACCCATTTCAGTAGTTTTTATAGTCATCAGAAAAAGTCCTCCAAAGTATTACCAACTTCCTTTCTTGTATCTTTTAATCTTAATTCAGCATTACCAGTTGATTCTCGAATATACATTGTGCATAAATCAGGAAATAACTCAGCAATCTTTTTAATTGATTCATAAACATATTCTTTAGTGCGAATAGTTTGTAAACCACCATCTTCTTTGTAATAATTAGATTTTACTGTGTAATTATCAAAGCGAACAACAGAACCATTCTTTATATATTGACGAATAGAATACTCGTAATCTTCTCCATGGTTGGTAACACGTTCAAGGAAAGGATCATGTTCAACGATAACACCAAACATAGAAGCAATTACATAACAAAGTTTCGTATAAACCCTATCTTTCATAAAGTATGCATTAGAAGCTGCATATATTCCGAAAGTCTTTGCTCCTATTTTTTCACATTCTTCAAACCCTCTTATTATAACCTCTTTTTCTAAATTGTCAATTCTTCCAAGTTTTTGTTCACTAATTTTCTTTTGAACTTCTTCAACATCATCATCAAACATCATAAGTTTTGTTCCCTCAGGATAATACTTCTCAATGAAGTTTCTCTGAGCGCCAATAGTATGAACTCCAACAACAAGTTTCTGATAAGGAGTATCCTTGAGAGATTCTTTATATTTTGTAAGTTCATCTTCATCTGCCACAAATATTGTAATTCGTGACGGATCAATGTTATAACTTTCCAGAACCTTTAAAGTTTTCTTTTTAATAGTTTCTGGACGTTTATATGAT